TACCAATCTACAAGACACCCGAACGGGATTGTCTTTTGACATAGGTAATTACACTCCAACACCGACCACTATTGACCTGACAATTGCTAATCGTGTAGATGCGACTGGCAGTTTTACGGTCGTTCTTGATGATTCTGCATGGTCTGTTATTGCTGGTGATCCGGGATTGCAGATTGATTTGGTTGACCCTGTATGTTTCAGCGGTCGAGTCAAAGTCAGCTTTCCAGCAGCAGGTGGAACACCACAGGATGATTTGATAATTTTCCTGATGTTCCTTGTCCGATCTGATGGCATCACTAACATTTAAGGAGTCATCATGGGGCCAATACAAGTAGTCGTAGAAGACGGGAATAACCTCGTCCTTGAAGTAACACCAACACCGGACACAACAGTCATTATTGACCGAGGTGTTGCAGGGTCTGCTGCAACAGTAGCGGTTGGAACAACAACATCGTTGCCTCCCGGATCACCTGCTACGGTTACAAACGTAGGCACATCTGCTGCTGCTGTTCTTAATTTTGGCATACCTACTGCTGGTGGTATTGCTGCTGGTGGGTCTACCACACAAGTTCAATACAACTTGAGTGGCGTATTGGCTGGCTCGGCAAACATGACGTTTAACGGCACTACGTTAAACGTATTGAGTTTGACTGAAGCAAATAGCCCTGTCGTTGTTCAAACCGACATCGGCTCTGCACCAAACGAGATTCCGCTGAACCAATACTTGGGCAACTTGGCGTATCAAGACGCTGCAAACATTGCTGGTCCCGTAAGGATTGGAGCGAATTCGTCAGGCATTCCTTTAGCAATTGGCCCTTCCGACATTACACCCGGAGTAACTGTTGAGGGACAAATAATATCTTCAGACGCCACAGGAGCGCACCCATTATTGAGTGTTCGGCGGTCAACAGCCACTGGAAACGCAACGATTGCTCAATTTACATCATCAGGCACGGCAGCATCACCAACAGCGGTGGTTAGTGGTCGTGGCTTGGGTAGAAACGATTGGTATGGATTTGATGGAACTAACTATGTCAGATCGGCAACGATTGCTGTCATTGCAGACACGACCGTCTCTACAGGAGTCATGCCCGGCAGAATTAGTCTCCAAACCGCATCGACAAGTGCGGGGGTTCCTGTTGAGCGTATGCGTATTGACTCCAGTGGAAATGTGATTTCTTCCGCGCCTACAACACCCCCCACTCTCGCTACAAATGGTCAGATGGTTTTCAATCTGACAAGTGATACAAATCTTCGCATCTCTGTTCGCGGTTCTGATGGCGTAACCCGCACAGCCAATATTACACTGGCATAAGGACATAACATGAGCATCCAATCTAACTCCCCCGCGATCAAGCCAACGCTCTTACTGGACTTCGCCAACGTCAAACAACTTGACCCGCGCATCACTTTTTCCAGAGCCAGCACTGCCACGTACTACGGCACTCAAACGGCAAAGGCTGAAGAAAATTTGCTGTTGCAGAGTCAGGATTTTAACGAAAATGCTTGGCAAAAAACAGAAGTAACTGCCACTGCAAACTCCATCGCCGCTCCTGACGGTACAACTACGGCAGACACGTTAACAAACACCACAGTAAACACTCTGCATATTGCGTTTCAAGCAGCCACGCTAAATGGTCAGGCGTATGCTTTTTCGGTGTTTGCCAAAAAAGGCACTGCTGATTTTGTTTTTTTGCGCGGCTCGGATGGCACAAGCGCACGGCAAGCGTGGTTCAATCTTGCTACTGGCGCGGTTGGAACTGTAGAAACCAACATTACAGCAAGCATTACAGATGTCGGTAACGGCTGGTATCGTTGTGTCGGTGTATGGTCAATATCTTCTTCTGCTTCAACCAACTACTCTGTAGGAATTTCTGAAGCAAACGGGGTTAGTTCGTATGCAGGGACTTCAAAAGATATTTATGTTTGGGGCGCTCAACTAGAGCAACGCTCCGCAGTCACAGCCTACACACCCACAACCACACAGCCGATTACCAATTACGTCTCTCAGTTGCAAACAGCAGCGTCTGGCGTGGCACGGTTTGACCACAACCCCATCACAGATGAATCGTTGGGGCTGCTGATTGAGGAGCAAAGAGCAAATCTGTGCCTTCAAAGCGAAAACTTTGCAACAACATGGACAACTAGTCAGGCCAGCATCACGACAAATACTGTGATTGCGCCGGATGGAACTTTAACTGGCGATAAGCTGGTAGAGGACACCGCCACTAGCATACACGTGGTTCAACAGGTGATTTCGTTTACAACTGGAACAACATCCTCGTTCAGCGTTTATGTAAAAGCAGCCGAAAGAACGCGAATCAATATACAAGCCGCTACCAGCGCAACATTTGGGATTTCAGCAAATTTTGATTTATCTAATGGGACTGTTATCTCAGCAATACTTGGAAGCGCCAGCATTCAAAGTGTCGGCAATGGCTGGTATCGCTGCACCGCTACTGGTGCTTCTACACAAACCGCAAGTACAAACATCCGAATCAATTTAATTTCTTCTGGCACAACAGTATCTTATACAGGCAACGGCTACAGCGGCGTCTTCCTTTGGGGCGCTCAACTGGAAGCCGGAGCATTCCCCACCAGCTACATCCCCACAGTGGCCTCACAGGTCACACGCTCACGGGATGATGCAAGCATGACGGGGGCGAACTTCTCTAGTTGGTATAACCAAGCGGAGGGGACGGTTTATTCGGAATACTCGGCAAGAAACGGAGGGCGTGCATTTATGTTTGATGACGGCAGCACGAATAACCGCTTTGAAATTCGATTTACTTCCAACACTAGCCAGTTGTCTTCTTGGTCTGGAAACATTCAACAAATTAGCTCGCTATTTGCACCCACAGCAACAGGACTTCCGGAGGGCGTAATGCTCAAAGCTAGTGCTGGTTTGCTACTGAATGATGCAGCAACTACTGCAAACGGAGTTTCACCGGGTGTTGACACCTCTTGCCTCATGCCGCTTGCTTTGAGTCGCGCCTTCTTGGGTTCATTTCAAGGAACTTCGACATTCCTTAACGGCCACATTCGCAAGTTGTCTTATTACCCGTTGCGTGTAACCAACGCTCAGTTGCAAGCCCTCACAAGTTAAGGATACATCATGGACTACTACCTTGCATTCCCTGACGAAGCTGCTGCTGATGCAGTGCTGTACACCACACACGATGCTGTGACGGATGAAGAAGGCAACGTGACCGCAGAGGCTTACGTTACGCCCAACTACGCCAACATCGACACGCTTGGTGTTCTGTACGAGCGTCAAGAGATCACAGACCCTGAGAACCCGCCAGAGCCTATTCCGCTTCCCGGCTGGCACATCAACATCCGCTTGGTGGAAGGTGAGGACGCTGAAGCCTTGCAAGCATTTGAAGTACATCCCACTTTGCCACGGCGCGTTTGGGGTTGATTTTTCGGAGTAGTACATGGCAGAGCAGATTGACGCAACGGAGGCTAGATTGACAACGCATGAGCAAGTTTGCGCCCACAGGTATGAGGGCATTCAAAAGTCTTTTGAGTCAGGCTCAAAGCGCATGGCAAAGATTGAGTATCTGCTTTACGCTGTGATCGCTGCTGTACTGCTTGGCCCCGGCGTAGCTGCTGAGTTTGTCAAGAAAGTCTTTGGCATATGAAAGATTGGGCCGTTAGCTTCATTGCTGCGGCCCTTCTTGTTGGGTTCATTGTCTACTGTGTCAAAGTTTTAATTTGGGCTTTTTATGTTGGCTGAATTGATGGCGGCAAATGCCGCATTTAATGTCATCAAGCAAGCCTTAGCAAATGGCAAAGATTTGTCTGCGCTTGGCTCTCGGGTGTTTGACTATTTTGACAATAAAGCCAAGATTCAAGAAAACGCTACCAAAAAAGGTGGAGGCTCTGACCTTGAAGAATTCATGGCGCTGGAGCAACTTCGGCAGCAAGAAGAAGAACTTCGTGAGCGTATGGTTTACGCTGGCAGACCGGGTATGTGGGGGGATTGGCTCAAGTTCCAAGCCGCCGCCGCCAGAAGGCGAAGGGAGGCCAAAGATGCCGCTAAACGCGAGGCCATTAGGCGTACGGAAAGGCTTGAGCAAATTGCTGAGTACATTGCTATTTGTATGGCATCCTTGGTTTTGGCTGCGCTAATGATAGGTGGCCTTATCATTTACATGAAGCACCTAAGATGAGTGACAAACCAGAAACCATAATTGATAAGGTGCTGACCTATGTGGACTCACCATTCAAGCTGTTTGCCATTCTTATTATGGGCGTGGTAGCTTTTGCCGGGTACTTCCTGTGGCAAAACCAAGAGTTCATGTTTGATGCGTACAAGGAATCTAAGAAGCTACCCGAGATAAATACATCAAGGGCTGATGATGCAAGTTCAATGCTGCTTAAGAAAACAGGCGCTTCGGTCGTTGCAGTGTTCAAGGTCAACCCTTTGTTTAACAGCAGGGTGCTGTACCGTGCTTACACTAAAGACGGTAGAGACAAAACCATTGAAGATATTGATGTTGGGTTGTTTAGCCAGAACTCATCAAACAACGCTGATGTGGTCAAACTAATGACCAATGAAATTCCTTGCGGGGAATACCGTTTTGCTCAGTCTGAGGTTGGGCTTTGGTATTTGGAAAAGGGTGTTGGCTTTACCTGTCGTGTAAGCGTACCACCTGACTCACATCGTTTTGTCGGACAGATTACGGTAGGATGGGCAGAGCAGCCTCAAGACCTTCAACAAGTAAAATTCATGCTGGAGATCGCCAGCGCCATGTTAACTAAAAGAGGTAATTGATATGGATTGGCTTAAACAAATCGCACCAACTATTGCTACGGCAATGGGTGGCCCACTAGCAGGGATGGCTGTATCAGCTATCTCAAAAGCCATTGGCGTTGACCCTGAAAAGGTTAGCGACATGATTGCTGGCAACAAACTTTCAGCAGAGCAGATTGCTCAAGTAAAGATTGCTGAGATTGAGTTGCAAAAGCAAGCGCAAGAACTAGGCCTTAACTTTGAAAAGCTAGAGATTGAAGATCGTAAGTCAGCACGGGAAATGCAAGCCACAACCCGTAGTTTGATGCCTCCAATACTTGCTGGCGCTGTAACCTTTGGCTTTTTTGGCATCATGGTGATGATGTTTGTTGGTCAAGTAGACAGCAACAACCCTGCAATTTTGATGATGCTTGGAAGTTTGGGTACAGCATGGACAGGCATCATTGCTTACTATTTTGGATCGTCTGCTGGATCACAAGCCAAGACTGATTTACTTTCTAAAACAGGACCAGTGAAATGAAAGAAAACTTTGAAGCAGCATTGAAAGCCATCTTGCATCATGAAGGTGGTTTTGTTAACCATCCAAAAGACCCCGGTGGCATGACCAATCTAGGCGTGACCAAAAAAGTATGGGAAGAATGGGTCGGACATGAAGTAGATGAAAAAACAATGCGTGGTCTTACGCCTGAGATTGTTGGGCCAATGTATAAGGTCAAGTATTGGGACAAAATTAAAGGCGATGACTTGCCATCAGGTGTGGACTATGTTGTATTTGATGCTGCCGTTAACAGTGGGCCGGGAAGGGCCGCAAAGTGGCTACAAGCCTGTGTAGGTGTTGAACCTGATGGCGGCATAGGCCCAAAGACATTAGCGGCTGTAAACGCTTTTGATGCAAGCCAGTTAGTTGAAGATTACGCAAAACGCCGCTTGTCATTTTTAATGGACTTGCAGACATGGGACACCTTTGGCAAAGGTTGGGGCCGAAGGGTTGCGGAAGTTCAAAAAACTGGCTTGGACATGGCTTAATCTTTGTATTTAAGCTAATACATCAAGACTCTTTTACAAATACGCCATTTTTGTTCATAAAACCTTTGCGTGGCTCTATGACTTTGAAGGCGTTGTAAAAACATTGGCGAACATCAAGGTCACACAACACACCTACGTTAACCAAAGTCACCATGACATCTCCGATAGCATCAGCAATCTCTGCTTTGTCATCCTTGGCAATAGCAACAAGCAGTTCACAGGCTTCTTCAACTGTCTTGCTGGCTTGGCCTAGTGCTGTTCCGTTTTCGTAAATACCTCTAGCTTTTGCCCACTCCATGACTTGGAACTCGGTCATGCCAAACGATTGTGTTTCTTTCATTGGTTGATTCCTCCATCAGCTTTCCAAAAAACCCAAGAAAGTATTGACGTTTTGATAATGGTTTGGTGTAGTTTGCTTTTGTAATTGCAAGCATCTGATTTCATAAATGCTTCAATTTGGGGCATAATTTCTTCACATTCTTCATGCACTCTTGCCTCAGTCAATGATGCAAAAATTTGACCATCATCTGTTTGATATGCTTCAATTGTTTTCATACTGTCCACTCTCTTTCGTTACGATTACTGTTTGATTTAACTGTCTTGCCTGTTAAGAACACCATGCCCATAGATTTCATTTCATTCATTCGCCGAGCAACTTGATTGCCATCAAGACCAGTTAGCCTAGCAATGCCATCCTTGCCAAGTGGCCCATGTTCTTTCAAGCATTCGCAAATAACATTCCAATGTTTTGCAGTCATGTCTTTGACCGAATCTGCCGCCTCAAACGATGTGATTGGGTCATCTGCCCGAACCCTTGGGAAAAGGTCTAAAGGATGTCCGCCAAAAAAATCTTTGAATTTCATGTTTTGTCCTAAGTTATGAAGGTTAGCAACCTTATTAGATGCCAATAACATTGCTAACTTAATTAAGGTGGGCCTTACTCGCTGCACTGGTGTCTCTCTGTAGTCTCAGGCAGCTTTCCCCAATAACCAGCATTCGCTTTCAGGCCCGTTAATCAAAATGGAATGTCATCATCTATGTCATCAAAACCGCTTGGTGGCTTTTGCTTTGATGTTTGCTGACTCTGTGGTGCTTCTTGACGCTGTGGCGCATGACCGCTTTCACGCTTTCCACCTTGCAAAGCAACATCGTTGACGCGAACGTCTGTGCTGAACTTTTCAACACCATTTTTGTCAGTGTATTTACGTTGGCTTACGCTACCTGTAATGGTCACAGCTTGACCTTTGACAAGGTACTGTGCCAATGATTCAGCACGTTTTCCAAACAATTGGCAATTCCACCAGATAGCGTCTTTGTCTTTTCCTTGACTGTCGGCAATGGAAAAGTTTGCTACAGGATCGCCATTAGGCAAAAACCGAACTTCAGCGTCACGACCAAGCTGACCAGCGACTGTCAAATTATTCATAGATTTCCTTCATGCTCTTGCGAGATTTGCTTGATGATTTGTTGATAAAACACGTTTGCCTCCTCTACCTTCTTTTTTATTTTGTCTTCAAGCGCCTTGTCACGCTTGTAAAAAACTCTTGTAACCCTGAGTTCGGGTGCAATGTGGTCAACATTGTGAATGGCTGGATTTTCGTAACCGATCAAATGCTCTGGTGTAGACACCAAGCAATAGTCGATCTCAAATTCATCCATGTCCCACAACATCATGTATGCCCTGCCCTGCCATTCATAGGTTTTATCTTCACCTTGATAAGACAAAACAGGGAAAGTAGACAGCGACCACGATGATTTAATGTCGTGAATTTTGTTGTCGCCAACAATGTCGCACTCACCAGTAATCCAATCATTAGTTTTGCGTTCAGTGTTCTTAACAAAGTTTTTGAACAGCACAGAGTTAAGCAGTTCAATAGATTGATCTTCAACCTCAATACCCTTAGTCATGTATTTTGAGGTGATGATTTCGTCATAGCCGTAGATGAACTCTTTGGCCTGTTTAATGATGGCTGTCTTAGCACCAACAGACAAAGTTTCAACTGAACCTTTGCCATCAGTCATAATTTCTGCAAGGGATGATGCGCGGAATTTAAGCATTTGCCAAAGCCTGAGTAAGTGCTGACTCTTGTTCTGCTGTCAAAGTAAAAGTGTCGCGCAATTTTTCTACTGTGTAAGTTTTTGCAAGTATTGTTTGCACAGCAGCATCAAATCGTTTGTTTGACAGAACTGGTTTAGCTGATTTTTCTGGCTCAGATGCTCGTTTTCCATCATCGTCTTCAGGTGCAAGACCGCAAGATGCCATCAAGGAATAGCGTCTAGCGTAAGTCAACGCAGAACCAAAGCCTTGTGCGTCTTTTTTGCTAAAAGGTACAAACAGTTTGCCGCCTGACATTTGTTCACCAGAAGCATGAAGAAAAATAGTCTCAACAATCACGCCATCAGGTGATTCGTGCGTTTGCTGGACAACAGCAATGTCGTTTTTGTGAAACGCATCAATTACAGCGTCAAAGCAAGAGCCAAGATCGGCATATTTGTTTTGATGTGATTTGGCGTTTTTGATTGCAGGGCCAAAGGCTTGTTGCGCTTTGACAAAAGAAGATGAAATTTGTTTCATGTGATTAAGTTGCTTGTTGAGCCTCAATCTTATGACGCATCAACAAAAAAAACACTAGGGGAAACCCTGATAGACAAACAGGTCAACAATGATAACCTTGCCAGCATGACTACACCAGACCACTACGAAACCATTGCCGCGCAGGAGCTTTGCGTCACTGCAATTCAGTCTATAAAGCAATACACTTTTGACCCCGGCGACTTTGAGGCAGCTACCGTTGCTCTTTTTGCTCGCGCTATTGAACTCACCACAAAGAAGGAAATCAGCCTGTGTTACCAGCAAAACTCTACTACCTCGAACAACTAAAAGATGGCCCTGTAAGCCATCGAATCATTATGAATAGGATGTCAACACGATTCCATGAATCACCAGCAGCCATCAAAGACGCTTTGGTGGCTGAAGGCTACATTGTCTGCGTCAAGAAAGTTTTGCAAGGCAACGGCAAGTACGCCTACCATCACCAGTTAACAGGCAAATCATTTGTTGCACAAAAGCAACAGCCAAAGGTTTTTGTTCAGGAATTTAAAAAGCAGACCGATGCTTGGGAGGATGGCACAGCCAAGTCAACAGGCAATGCTTTTAACTGGCGCAACAAAGATCAAGCAATCTTTACAAAGCGTGAGGTGACAATCATGCAGCAGAACTACACGAACCATCCTCAGATCACTGTTTACAGTAGGGCTTGAGTGGTGGTATAGTATTTGAAACCCGGCTACCGAGGAAGTCATGAGCCTCGGGAAAAGTGAACTCCCCACCTGCCGTGCGTTTCTTTCAGGGAGATTTGCGGAGTTGCTTTAATGCACTATTACCAGTTTCACATTGGTGACTACAAAAGTCACACGCACCATCTTTCTCAAATGGAAGACTTGGCTTTTCGCCGACTTCTTGACCATTACTACCTTCATGAACAGCCAATTAAACAGCGGGACATTGCGCGTCAGATAGGCATGAGAGAGCATGAACAAGACGTTCTTACTGTCCTTAATGAGTTTTTTGTTTCAACTGAGAATGGGTTCATAAACCCAAGGGCTGACGATGAAATTGCCAAGTATCGCAAGTTCATTGAAGATGGAAAGCGTGGGGCTGCTAAGAGGTGGCTAAAGGGTGGTGATGGCGAGGCTAATAGCCCCCCTATTGCTACCCCAATAGCAACCATTAACCAAGAACCAATAACCAATAACCATAAACCAAAGAGAGAGAGCGCAACTGTCGTTGCTTGCCCCCCTGATGTTGGTTTACAAGAATGGGAAGATTGGTTGTCTCTCAGGAAAGCCAAGAAAGCACCTGTGACCGAAACCGTACTGAAGTCTGCAAGGAAAGAAGCAGAAAAGGCCGGCATTACCCTAAACGCATTTCTGACCATCTGGTGTGCAAGAGGTTCACAAGGGCTTGAGGCTTCTTGGTTACGGTCTGATGAAAAGCAGAACCAGACTGAGACTGTTTACCAGAGGTCAATGCGTTTGAAGATGCAAGAGGCCGTACCAAGCATTGCCAAACATGCACCATACCAAGACGCAAGCGATTTCTTTCGCACTATTGACATGGAATCTCAGAAAGCTATTGAGGTGAACAAATGAGCTTGCCTATGCCTTGGGTTGAAAGAATCTTTACTAAGCTGACCATGATCTATGGACGAGACTTTCTTGGTCGTTGGGAAGGTTTGGACATCGCTGAAGTTAAAGCTGATTGGTCACATGAGCTAGCTGGCTTTAAAGATCATCCTGACTCAATTGCTTATGCTTTGAAAAACATGCCTGACAGCGGTAAGCCGCCAACAGTTCTTGAGTTTCGTGCGATGTGCAGAAAAGCACCCG